ATCGCGGACGGCGACATCGAGACTCCCAAACGCAAAGTGAAAAAATGAGCAAGAAATCCAAACAAGACGACATCCCGCCACGCCCCGAAATGGACCCCATGCTCGGCGACAAGACCATCGAACTCGTTGAGTGGCTGCGCGACTACGCGCCCGAGGAATTTCAGAAAGCCTACGCCGGACGCTCGACCCATCTCGGTTACCACCCCGTCGAAAACTGACGCGCAGTTTTGACTGATACCATTTATGGAAGAAACCACCGATACCTCCTCCGAGCAGAGTCTGCTCGACACAGGAGCCGACACCAACACCGCAGCGCCCGCCGCTTCGGAGACGACCACCACCACCACGCAACCCTCAACTCCCTCGACCGGCTGGGTGAATCCAGACGGCACATTCGGAGAAGGATGGACTAACAACCTCCCGGAGGATTCCGCCGCCTACAAGGACACGCTCGCGAAATACAAAAGCGTTCCCGACATGGCCAAGGCGCTCGCGAACGCGAATGCGTTGATCGGGAAAAAGCTCGGCGTTCCCAACGAGAAATCCTCGCCCGAGGAAGTCTCCGCCTTCCGCCGCGCCATGGGAGTTCCCGAGTCGTTGGAGGAATACAAGTTCGCTCCCGAGGCACTCCCCGAAGGCATGACATGGAGCGACGACATGGCGAAGCCCTATGCCGAGATCGCTCACAAGCACGGCATCCCGCCATCGGCCATGAAGGAACTCGTCACGCAACACGCGAAGACCGAGATGTTCAAGCTGGAGGCGATCCAAGCCACCTACGAGAAGCAACGCACCGAGGCCGTGGCGACCTTGCAAAAGGAATGGGGAAATGATTTCGGAAAGAACATCGGACTCGCCAAGCAGGCCGCGAAGATCGCCGGGGTCGATGCGAATTCGCATGGGTTCAGCGATCCCGAAGTCGTTCGTGGATTCGTTCGCATGGCGCAAATGATGAGTGAGGACAAAGTCGGTCGCTCAATGGGAAGCACGGAATTTATGACCGGCGCAGCCCGCGCCAAGGACATCATGTCGAATGCCGACAACGCTTGGCACAAGCGATACATGGAAGGCGACCGCGAAGCCGCCGCGCTCGTCACCTCCTTGCTCAAGCAGGGATGAAAATCTGCGGGGTAGTGAAGAGGCATCACACCAGTTTCATAATCTGGAATCCCGAGTTCGACTCTCGGCCCTGCTAATTTTTGACTGATACCACGGAGTGTGCTACACACTCCTTCGTCAGAGCAGACACCTCCTCGTTGAGCCTGCTCCCTAATACCCGCCGCCGCTGACCCCTCACGGGACACTCGGAAAAGCGAAGGGAGCAGAACAAACCATCAGTTTCGACTGATACCAACTCAACCCAATTCAAGGAGAATAAAATGCCCGATCTAAACGGAGTTCTGACGAACATCCCCAACCACTTCACCACCCAGTTTGACACGAACTGGAAACACCTCGTTCAGCAGAAGAACAGCAAGCTGAAAGAATATGTGACCCTCGATTCCATCGAAGGAAAAGAGAAGTCCTACAACCAACTCGATGTGACTTCGATGACGCAGATCACGGATCGCTCCCGCGATACCCGCATCAGCGATCAAGCGATGAGCAAGCGTTGGATTCGCCCGCAGCAATACGACTGCGCCAAACTCGTTGACGAGTTTGACGAGCAGTTGCTCGGTGAAGTTGTCCTTCCGACCAGTCCGATCATCCAAGCGCACGCTTCGGCTTATGGTCGCACTTGCGACACGATCATCATCGGCGCTCTCGGTGGCACTGCTTTCACCGGCACTACTGGCACCACCGCGACCGCATTGCCCGCAGGCCAAAAGCTCGCCGTCAACTATGTCGAGTCCGGCACCGCCGTGAACTCCGGCCTCACCATCGCCAAACTCCGCGCTGCGAAGTTCCTCTTCGACAGCAACGATGTCGATGAAGAGGAGGAGCGCATCCTGGTTGTTTCGGCCAAGCAACTCCAAGACCTGCTCCGCACGGTCGAGGCGACTAGCGCCGACTACAACACGGTCCGCGCCTTGGTGGACGGCAATCTGAACACCTTCATGGGTTTCAAATTCCGCCGCACCCAGTTGCTCCCGAAGACCAGCACGGTTCGCAGTGTTTATGCCTATGTGAAATCTGGAGTCATCCTCGCCGAGCGTGGACTCAAGACCCACATGGACATCCGCACCGACCTCTCGCACTCCCTTCAAATCCGTTCTGTGGCGTCCCTCGCCGCCGTGCGAATGGAAGAGAAGAAGGTCGTCGAGATTGCCTGCGACGAAGCCTAATTCCCGCACCCCGCTGGCAGACCGGGAAATGTCTGCCGCCCACTTTTTCAATCTGTGATCTGACCGCGCCTCAATGACAGACATCCAAATCTGCAACCTCGCCCTCGCCCGCCTCGGTGATTCCCGCATCACCGCGCTCACGGACGCGACCGCACAGGCGCAGTATTGTTCTCTGTTCTACTCGCAGACTTTGGAGGAACTCCAGACGGAGTTCGACTGGCAGTTCTGTCGCAAACTCGCCTCTCTCACCGCCGATGCCACTGCTCCGGCCTTTGGCTACACCCGCCGATTCTCTGTTCCCTCCGACTTCCTTCGGCTGATCCGCCTCAACGGAATCGACGAGGATGAGAATTTCTCCAAGTGGGAGATCGTGGACGGATTCATCCACACCGATCTCACGGCTCCCGCCCAGATCGAATACATCGCCTCTGTCACCGATGCCGCGAAGTTCCCTGCGGTCTTCGTCGAAATTCTTTCCGCGAAGCTGGCCACGAACCTCGCGATGCCGCTCACCGGCTCGAAAGAGCTTTTCTCTCAAATGGCCGAGGTTTTCTCGGCCAACATGCAGCGCCCGGTCGTCAAGTCGCTCATCCTCGCAACCGCCAAGGACCGCCCATCCACCACGCTCACCGAGGACGAACTCTGCCGCCAAGCGATCCTGCGCGTAGGGACTGCCGAGCAGTTCGGACCCTCCTCACAGGCGATGCTGCTCGCCAAGTCGCTCTACCCGCAGGTGCGCGATGCGCTCCTCCTCGCTGGTTCGTGGACATGGGCGATGAAGTCCACCACGGTCATCGAAACGCTCCCGCGCCCGGAATACAAGTGGGCTTACCGCTACACGATTCCCGCAGATTGCCTGCGCGTCTTCCGAGTCAACGACTACGACTACTCGACCGGCGATTCGTCGTGGGAGGTCGCTGGCAATTTCGTCCTCACCAATGCCGATTCCGGATCTCCCGCATGGGTCACCGGTCGCACCTACGAGGTCGGCAATGCGGTCTCCAACAACGGCGCGGTCTACCGCTGCCTGGTTGCCGGTTCGACCAAGCAACCCGGCGTCACCTCCGGGTGGACGACCGATTGGGATGTCTGGCTCGGAAGCGCCATCACGCTGGAGTATGTCCGCAAGGTCACCGATGTCACCCTCTTCGACTCCCTCTTCATCGACCTCCTCACGGCCAGCCTCGCCGCCAAGCTCGCCGTGCCACTCACCGGCGATGCCAACAAAGCCGCGCTCCTCGCCAAGGAAACCGAAATCCTCGGCAAAAGCCCCGCCATGCGCCGGGACTCCACCGAGCGCAAAGGCCGCATCAAGCCCGCATGGATGTCCTCCAAACTCGTCTCCTCCCGCAATGGCGGCGATGGCGTCGATGCCTCGCAGGTCAGCGGAGGTGGACCGGCTGGCGGCGTGAGCTACCCTTCGCTTCTCGTCCAAGTCGGAAATGTTTCCCCGGTCTCCGGCAATGCCCAACCCTTCGTCACGAACACCGGCACAGGCAACACCGCCGTCCTCAACTTCGGTCTTCCTCAAGCTGGTCTCCTCGACTCAGCCAAAACCACGCTCACTGGCAACGGCACGCTCCGCACCTTCCCGGTCAATGGACTCCGCTCCAGCGATCCGAACCATGTCATCGTGGCCATCAACGGGGTGACACAGGAACCCACCGCCGACTACCTCGTCAACCAAGGCAGCGGCACGATCACTTTCACCCAAGCCATTCCAAACGGCGCAAAAATCGTCGTCGTCGCCCTCGGCCTCTACTCAGCCACTACGCAACGCGACCCGGACAACTCCATCCACGCCTTCGCCATCAACACCGCAGGCACCTTTTCCTACTACGGACTGCTGCTCAACTCCGACATCCCAGCCACTGGCTCCGCCGCCGCCGTGGCCAAGTGGATCATCACCCGTTCCGCCCTCTCTGCCGGCGGAGCCGTCACTGCCACCGCCAAGGCGACCAATGTCGCGTGGACCAACCGGGAGACCGCCGCCTACGCATGACGACGATCACCGAGACCAACATCACCCAGCAACTGGACCTCTCCCAGTTCACAATCGTCCTGCCAGAGGACAGCATCAAGCAGCTCGTCATCTACCCCACCGCCGCCGACTTCCCGCAGCCCGGCAAGGAGGCCCGCATCTACCACGCGCAAGACACCCATGTGCAATGGCTCTGGGACGCCGCCGCCAGCACCTACCGACTCATGGTCGAGACCATCGACTGCGGAGCCTTCTAAACTTTCCCCATGAACACCAAACCAACCCGTTAGTTTTGACTGATACCAAACCAACAACCAAATAAATCAAATGCCCAATCCCATCCTAAAAATCAAACGCGGAAGTGGTTCGCCACAAAATCTTTCCGCTGGTGAACTCGCAATCGACACACTCAACAAGAGCCTGTTCGTAGGAACAGCAGACGGCCCGCTCGTTATCGGCGGTGAAAATGTCTTTGCTAAAAAGACTTACGCTGACGCAGCTGTAGCAGCAGAAGCCGCGCTTCGCTCCGCAGCAGACGCCACCTTGACCGCGAATCTCGCAACCGAGGTTTCGGATCGAGCCGCAGCCGTCTCCGCAGCCGCAGCCACCGCCGCGAGCAACCTCGCTTCAGAAACCTCCGCAAGACAAGCCGGTGACGCCACATTGACCACGAACCTCGCTTCGGAAGTCACACGCGCCCAAGCCGCTGAAGGCACTCTTTCGACTAACCTCGCTGGAGAAATTTCGCGTGCCACCGCAGCAGAAGTAGCCCTCGGAACTCGGATCGACAATGTGTTGAGCAACACAACACAAGGTTCGCTCGACAGCTTGTCGGAAATCGTAACTGCCTTTGAGGCTGCGGATTCCAGCTTAAACGGAGCCATCACAAGCCTCGCTTCTACAGCCTCCACCGGCCTGCAAAACGAGGTCACCCGTGCCACCGCAGCCGAAGCAGCATTGGGCGTTAGAATTGACGGAACCGTTTCAGCAGCAAGCGCCTTAGCCTCGCGGGTGACCGCAGCCGAGAGCGACATCAACACCCTCGAAAGCGATCTTTCCGCAGAGATCACAAATCGCTCCAATGCAGTTTCTTCGGAGGCTTCGACCCGTGCTTCGGCTGATACCAGCTTGGGCAATCGAATCACCGCTTTGGAGACGGAAATTGATGGTGGAACTTATTGATATTCAATAACCAAGTCCGCCGAGGTCCAACCCCCCGGCGGCAACCTTCTCTATAGATGGCCAACCCAAAAATCATTCCGAAGAAAAGCTCAGTCGCCGGGAAAATTCCCGCAACGACCGACCTCGCTCTTGGAGAAGTGTGCATCAACCACACCGACCGGAGGCTTTACACTCGGAATCCCGCGACCGGCGAAGTCTATAAGCTCGCAGGCGCAAAGGACGCACCCGACCGCATCTGGATGTTCGACCTCATCGGCGACACCACCTACCTCGGTTACCTCCTCTACTCGGCCTTCCCCAATTCCGGCAGCGTCTATGACGCCGAGGGATGGGAGATCGTCCGCACCATCTTCAACTCAGCAGGCACAACCTCATCCGAATCCAGCGCCACCGGCGCGTGGTCTTCAAAAGAAACTCTCACCTACAGCTAACCAAAAATCCAAACACCATGAACGCAAGCAACCCCATCGAAATCAACGGCAAGGAATACGACAAGTATTCGCTCAATTTAATCGTCAGCGGCTCATACAACGCCGAAGGCCAGCCAGACGCCTCGGTAGTCTGCAATCTCGTTCCAACGCGCATCGACGGCGACATGGTGGAAACCGCCCCGCAGCACGCACTCAACATCCGCCTCGGCAAGCTCGATCAAGCCGATGAGCCGACTCTCGCAGCCGTGACCGCAATTCACGCCGCACTCCAAACATTCATCACCTTGAAAGGAATCTAATTATGGCAACAGCACGCGCAATCGCCTCCGGCAACTGGAGCGCAACAGGCACATGGAACGGCGGCGTCCTCCCCGGCAACGGCGACACCGTTTACGCAAACGGATTCACGGTCACCATCGACCAAAACATCAACATCGGCGGGGAAAATAACCCCACCGTCAACGCAGGCTCTTTTGTCTCCGGCCAATGGTATCAGATCACCAGTGTCGGATCGACGAGCTTCACAGGCATCGGCGCAGCCGCCAATACGATCGGCACGATTTTCCAAGCCACCGGAGTCGGCAGCGGCACAGGTCAAGCCCGCGCCCGCGCTACGCTCACTACGGCTGCAAACACCCCTGCTGGAGCTACGACTGGTGGAGGTGGATTTGCAATGTCCGTCAGTTACAACATGACATGCGACCTGCGTGCCGGAACTTCCGGATGTTTAACCGTGACAGGCGCGGCTGGATTTACGCTTGAGTCCGCGCAGGTCATCGCAGGCCCTATCACAAACACCCCAGCGATCACATGCTCTGGCTCTGGCTCTTTCACAATCAATAGCTCGGTTTTTCGCAGTCTATCGGCTGCTGTAACGCAAAATGTCGTCCTCAATTCCGGATCAGCTACTTTTACAATAAATGCAGGGGATTGTGTGATGGTGAACGGTGGTAATTGTTTTTTAAATACCTCCACAGGAAATTTTGTTTTTAACAACTCCACATTCACCGCAGGGGCTAATAGCGCGATTTGTGTTGCACATTCAGCTACCGCTAATGCGACATCTACATTTAATTCCTGCACGCTATCACAAGTTAATACTGGAAACGCTGTTGTCGGAAATGCAGGAGGCGGAAATCTTGCATTCAACAACTCAACAATTTCTGCAATCGGCAATCTAGCAGCAATCCATAATACGGGGGCCGGGGTTGTGAGCGCAAACGGGTCTGTTTTTACGGGCGGGGTGAGCGCCGCTCTAAGCAATGGCGCAAATGGAACGATTGTTTTGACCGCATGCACCGTGACGGCATCGAATGCAATCGCCGGAATCACCTCCACCGGAACAAACAATCGTTTTTCTGGAATTTTAATTGCGGCTCAAAACGGCATGCAGCCGATCAGTGCAACAAGGTGGTGGCTCGGAGCATCTCCCACGGTCAGCTACATTCAACATGCTCTGGACGGCGCTAATGCCAACAGCTTTGTGCGCTTCTACACCGCCGACAACTCCACCGCTCTGAACCAAGCCGCGCCCACCGATGTCCGCAGTGGCGTGGCATACGGAATCGGCAACTCCCAGACAGGACGCCTCACCGTCCCGGCTCGCGGTTCGGTGGCGCTCTCGGTAAACTACGGCCCGTCGATGCCATTCACGGCTACCCGCAGCAGCACAACCGCCACGGCAACGCTGGCCTACAGCTACCCGCTCGTCGTAGGCGATGAGTTTAGGGTCACCGGCGCATCGAACTCCGAGTGGAACAGCACCTACACCATCGCCTCGGTCGTGAGCGGCACATCGGTCACATTCACCGTGCCAAACACCCACAGCGCCACCGCAGGAGCAGGCGCACTCATGCAGACCACCGGCACAGCAGTCCTCGATCCCGCAGCCGTGGCTTCGGCAGTGTGGGGCGCGGCCACGCGCTCAATCACGGGCGGCACGGTTGATACCCTAACCAACCCGCCGACCGTGCCAACGGTCGTCCAAATTCGCCAAGAGATGGACAGCAATTCCACTAAATTGGCCAATCTGGACACAACGGTGTCTTCGAGACTCTCGCCATCCGGCACGCTTGCCACGGTGACCAACCTCACCAACGCCCCGGCAAGCGTCACGCCAACTGACATCTGGAGCCACGCCACCCGCACGCTCACCAGCGCCAGCGGACCGACAGCGGTCGAGATTCGCCAGGAGATCGACGCCAATTCGACCAAACTGGATGTCGCCGTCGGAACCCGCCTCGCCGGCTCGTCCTACACGGCGCCAGCAAACAGCGACATCTCGGCCATCAAAGCCAAGACAGACGCCGTCAATGTGGACCGCATCAACAACACCGCGACCACGGCCATCGTCGGCAACCTCCTCGCCCAAGCCAACAGCTAATGAATGGCGACCAACTCAAATCCGCAGCCACCGGCCTCATCGGCAGCGCCACCTCCATCGGCGCGGCGATTTACTCCATGCTGCCCCACTTGGAAGCGTGGATGCGTTTCGCCTCCGTAACGGTCGGGTTCGCCGTCGGCCTCGTCACCCTCGTCAAAATCCTCCGCGATCTGAAAAAGTAGCATGCCGAAGTACGATTTCTATCCCTCGTTCAACGCCGGTGAAGTCTCGCCCTTCATCGACGCCCGGACGAGCTTGGAGAAATACCGCAGCGCCTGCCGCACGCTGGAGAACTTCCAAATCCTCCCCTACGGCGGCGTCATCCGCCGCCCGGGGACGCAATTCCTCGGCACGACAAAATTTGTCACGGTTGGCGAAGTTCGCTTGATCGGGTTCAACTTCAGCACCACCACCCGCTTCATCATCGAAATGGGCGTGGGCTACATGAGATTCTGGAACCCCGCCACGGGAGCCTTGCAGACCAACACCTCGGGCGGGACTTTGGAAATCTCGCACCCGTATGTCGGAGCCGATTTGCGCGAAATCCAATTTTCCCAGATCAACGACATCATGTATTTCGCCCACGCGAACTACCCCCCCTACAAACTCTCGCGCCTCGCAGATAACAACTGGACTTTTGAAGTTGTCGATTGGGATTTTCCACCGCAATTGGACGAAAATACCGAGGCCACGACAATTTCAACCAACCAAGAACTTGGAACGGTGACGCTCACATCCCCGTCTGCGATTTTCAAATCTGGGCATGTCGGCACAAAATGGAATCTCAAATGGAAGCGGTTGGTTACTTTCATTGAGATGATTTTTGGAGGAACTTGGGCGAGTGTTTCGATGGATACCCAAGGGGCTTGGGACTTCACTACATTTGGGACATGGAATGCCACAATCCGCATTTTGCGAACCCCCTATGAGACTTGGAAAAACGGTCCTATTACCTGTTCTGTAGCACGCGCCACAACGGTTTGCACGGTTACGCACAACAACCATGGCTATGCCATTGGAGATAGTGTGCATTTCGTGTCTGGACCTGCGCCATTTTATTCAGCGACTCCCTATACTATTCTCTCAACTGGTTTCACCGCGAACTCCTACCAAGTGACGGTGGCCAACTCTGGTGCAACCAGCGGCTCGGTAGTCGTCGAAAACATCACCAACATGGAAATCGTAAAAGAATACGATTCCAATTCGGACCGCAATGTTGTTGCCAGCGGAACCGAAACCCTCCGTTGCGGTCTAAAAATGCTTATCACAAGCTACACGGCCCCGTCTGTCGCTCCGACATTGACTCCCCGTGCGTTGCTGCAAAACAGCAATAACTATACCGGCGGCACGGTTAAAATAAATTCGGTAGCCGCAAATGGATTGACCGCATCTGCCAGTGTCATGGAGTGGCTTGGCGCGGAATCCCGCAACAGCAAACCAACCACCTTTTGGGCAGAGCCAGCATTCTCTGGCGAGCGTGGCTACCCGAGAGCGGTCGCCATGCACGAACAACGGCTTATTTTTGGAGGAACCACCTACCAACCAAATGCTGTCTGGGGCAGTGCCATAGACGATTTTGAAAATTTCCAAAAAGGCACAACTGCCAGCGATGCTTTTGGATTCACCCTCGCCGCCTCCGAGGGCAACCGCATCAACTGGATGTATAGCCAGTCGCAACTCCTCATCGGCACATCCGGCGACGAGTGGACCATTGGCAGCGCCGACTCCTCGGCCTCGCTCTCGGCAACCAATGTGCAAGCCAGCCGCCAGTCCTCCTACGGCAGCAAATACATGCGGGCCGCGCTCGTCAACGATGTCCTCCTTTTCGTTCAGCGCAATGGACGAAAAGTGCGCGAACTCGTCTACGAACTCAACAAGGACGGATGGGTCGCGCCGGATTTGACCCTGCTCGCCGAACACATCACCAATGGCGAGATCGTGGAGGTCGCCTACCAGCAGCAACCCGATGCCGTCCTCTGGTGCGTGCGCGGTGACGGCACGCTTATCGCGATGACCTACGAGCGCGACCAGAAAGTGGTGGGTTGGCACCGACACACGCTCGGCGATGCCGATGTCGAGTCAGTCGCTACCATCTACGGCAACGGCACCGAGGATGAAGTCTGGATGGTCGTGAAGCGCACGGTGTCTGGGGCGGACTACCGCACCATCGAGCGATTCCCGCTCCTGTGGAGAACCCGATTCGACGAAGAATCTTCTGCGAACTACCGCTACCTCGATGGGCATGTTGCCTTCGCGACCGGAGCGGTCAACCGCTCGATTTCTGGCCTCGCGCATCTGGAAGGCAAAACCGTCACGGTTGTGCAGGAAGGGAGCGCCCCCGTCACGCGCACGGTCGCCAGCGGGGCGATCACCGTCCCTGCCGCCGCCGCCGGTTACCTCGGCCTGCCCTACACCTCCACGCTGCGCCCCATGAAGCTCGATGCCGATTTCGAGGACGGCACCGCGCAGTCGCGCAAGAAGCGCATCCACCAAGTCGTCGTCCGCACCCTCAAATCCAGAGGCGGCGAAGTTCGCACAAATAATGGATCATGGTATGCTCTCGCTCCGACGACCACCACGGGCGACCAAAAGATCATCCTCGGCGGAGCGTTCGGCATCGACGCCGATGTCGATGTCCGGCAAACCGAACCCTATCCCATGTGCATCATCTCGATCCTCCCCAAGTGGGACGCTTACGGCAATGAGTGAG